CACCAGCTCCAGACAAATCTGCATCGCCTGATGTTCCAACCCATAAGTCTACAGGAAGAGCCTCACCATCTAAGTCAGTACCAGCTGAATTAACAATTAATGTCCATGGTTTAGTTGGGTCTAATCCAACAGGTGTTCTTTGTGTATATGAATCTGTTTCAGTAGCACCTACTGTAACAGTACATGTCCATGTTGTAACACCGTTGAAAGAACCTTCAACTGACCAATCGCCTCTAGTTAAAGCCATTTATCTATCCTCCTTAACTGAATTTCAGTATTGCATGAGTTTCAGGGAGACTAATTTCCAAACCACCTTCAGTAATGATTTGGTCTTGTCGACCATCAATACCAGGATTCTGAACATTAGTTTCAATGAAGGTGTCACGACTAACACCATTACCCACTAGTGGACGATAAGCGACATTGCTTAGGTCAACTGCAACGCAATAATCTTCCCAAGGACCTCTTAATAGAGGTTCAGCAACAAAATGTAAATTACCAAATATAGTATTTACAACTGTTACTGTATGCCCGAAAGCACCAGGAATATTATTAACGTCTAATCTATACTGAGAAGAACCAACAGAGTTATTCATGAAAGAACCAGCACCTAATTTATTTAAATACGTGATAACTTTCCTTGAAGCTAATACTAGTTTTTCTCCTGAATTCCCACCTTCAGGTGCAAAGAAATCTTCCATTGCATCTAAGAAAGCGTCATATCCAGATGAAGCATACGACAGATTATAGACTTTACCATTTGCACTGGTATAAGGTACTATACCATGAGAATACCTAGTAGGAGCACCACCGCCTGAAGCTTCAGAAGCTGCAACAGTAATACCATCACCAAATAACATGGCTTGCTCTATATCCATTTTATGTTCCATTAATTTATCTTGCCAAATACGTTGATATTCATTTTTAATACCTCTGTATTCAGTAGCCATTGCTGTACCTGAGAAAATACTCATTCCAGTTTTGAAGATTTGACAGTATCCTTCTCTGTCATACATTTTATCTTCCCAACCAAGTGGAGTATCAGTTCCCTCAGCCCATGCACTACCAATCACTTGACCTTTATTACCTACAGCAAAAGCTACGTTGTTAATACTAGTACCAGCAACATTTAAACCTTCACCATTAATTGATGTAATACCTGCATCTGTTTCATGATAAATACATTTTTGAGAAGTAGTAATCGTTCCTGCTGATATCGCTGCTGCGTGGTTATCTGTTCCAGATACTACTGTACAATCAGTGTCAACTTGCAGTCTGTAAACTGTTCCATCGTCACCTTTAATCGCTAATACGCTGCCAGGTACTATAAAAGTACATGCATCGCCTGAACTTATTTTTCCAAACTCATCATACAAGCATTTAACGTGTAAATCTTCACCTGCTGCTAATGGAGAGCCATTGGCTATTGCACCACCTGCGGCGAAACTATCACCTGCTTGAAATTCAAAGTTACGTCTTTGCCACTGGTGTCTCTGTTCTAGAAATTTAAACACAGGGTCATTAGTTGCTTTCTTTGCTACTTTACTTAAGTATACAAAGAATGGACTTTGTTGCGGAGATAACTCTGCAACTCTGTCCCCAAAATTAAAGACTCTACGAGTATTATCTAAATCAGCTGTACCAGCACCTGCGTTGGACGCAATATTACTATATACTGTTGCCATTACAACCTCTTTATTCTTTTACCCTCTATCAGCTACCTTTTGGTCTTCAAGTAGGGTTATTTTAGTTTAAACGGATTTTTACTATCTAAATCCGATATCATTTTATCCATAATTTGGTCTTCCGTGGAACCTTGAGTTCCCTGTCCTGCACTCGGCATTACACCCATAGGAGAAGGTACTTGTTGAGCTCTCTTAGTTTGTTGAAACGTAGGAGATGGATTAGTTGGAACAGGTTGACCTGTTGGGGCTCCCTGTCCTTTATTCATCCTCCACAATTGCACCAAATTATCCATAGTTAACGACTTGTCGGACGACATTTCTTGTATAAAACTTGCAGATTCATCAGGTGATAATCCATATTTACCCTGGACTAATTGATTTACCTGTGCAATTTGTTGTTGCTTTTGAGCATAAAACTCTTGCTTCTTAATATCTTCAGCACGTGCTTGTTCAGTTTTCATCATTCTATCTTCAACTATAGCAATATCATACTGATGTCTTAAGTCTTTATATTCATCCATGTTGTCACGCCATTCTTCTACCTCGTCTAGATAACGAGCACTATCACTATTAGAGTCGCTATAAGCTTCTTCTCTTGAATAGTGACGTGGTTTTTTAGGTCTTTCGGGAGCCTCAGGAAACTTCTGTACTTCTTCAGGTTGAACAGGCGGTTGCTCTGCAGTTTGTTGCTGCATTGCTTGTTGTTGCATTATAGCCTGTTGCTGATTTCTAATACCATCTAATTCATTTTCTAATTTAGCAGCTCTTGAATGCCAATATTGATACCTTTCGGGGTCATTCTTAGCATCAGGAGTTTCTACATTCTCTTGAAAAGATTGTTCTTGATTTGCATCGGGTGTTCCAAAAGCGGAAGCCGTATCATCCACATTACCTAATATTATATCATCAACGGATAATTCGCTTGAGGAGTCCACATTTGCATTTACAGGAGCATCAAAAGCTTGTGATGTATCCTGTGTATTTGCTGCCTGAGGGGTGTCCTGCACATTTGTATTGTCCATTATTTCTTATCCTTCTTCTTGGCTGCTTCTGTTCTACCAGCAGAAGGTGAGCCTGTATCTTTGAGAGACCGACGTATATCGGTCTTCACAGTAGATAAGTTGTCATCAAGCCGTTTTTCAAATAAGGTACCAGCAGCAGATGCTCTGTTGCTGACTTTATCCATATCTGATTTAAACTTCTCAACTTCAACTCGTTTACGAAGATTTACTGATTCTCTATCTCGAGTCTGTATATCCCCTCGTAATTGCTTAATTTGGTCTTCAGATTGTTGTAATTTTTGTTGTAATTGTTTAATCATATCAGTACGCTCCATAACACCTTCTATATCAAATACTTCTGTTTTCTTAAGGACTTCTTCTCTATCAATAAGCCCTTTTTGATAAGCATCCATATAAAATTCGAGCTCTGCATATCTATTAGTAGGTAAGGTTGAACCTGCTACTACAATTACATCATATAAGCCAGTAGTAATATTATTTACTATTTTGACTTCACTAGTTTTATCATCATAAATTTGTTTATTTATGGCATATTCAGACGTAGCATTATTGGGCTGAACAACTCTAAAAATCTTTTGTACAGTATACAATTGCTGCATTAAAGGAATTGCTACTTGGCCAACACGAGTTAAAGCAGCTTCTATATCAGCTAATTTAGATTTAATCTTTCTTTGCCCAAACTCATCTAAAGATATAGTAGCTTTATATGTCTGTGGAGCCACCGATGAATTACCCATCATCATTTCATATAATCCTAATTGATGGTCAATGTCATTCTTAGCATCCATTTCATTTTTATAAAGTTCATTAGGAAGTGGCATAGGTTGCACCGGCATTGGTTGTCCTGCATCCATATCGACAGGAATTGCAACTCCTGGTTGTGCCCATTTTTCTTCAAATGTTTTCATATCCACACTTCCTTCTGGAACTAATATTTTAGTATTAGTACTAGTAGTAGCATGAGCAATTATCAAAGAACGTGTTTTATTAATATATTCCTGCATTGCTTTAACCATTCTAACATCAGACATTGGAAACGGAGTTCTAGTGTGTATATTACAAAATGGTATAATAGGATAATCTTCAGTAGGCAATGTCCTGCTATATAATTTTTTATCTCCCATTACAACACATTGATGTACTCTACTTACTTGGACTTGAGCAACATCAATTAATCGTTGTTGCATTAATTCTTGATACGTAATTTCCTTTACATCAATTTCTTCTGGTTGAGGAATGTCTTCAGGAGCAATACCTGCTGCTGAATACTCTTCTACCATTTGTTGATATTGTTGAGCTAACTGTTGCTGTAATTGCATAATGATTTTTTGAGCCTGTTCAGGGTCAGTAATAGGTTGACCTTGAATTATCCATGCAGGTTTTTTACCATATTCCTGAAAATCTTCTTCATCTAATAAATCTTCTTTTCCAGAGAAAGTTTCAAATATTCTAAATTTATTAACTAATTCTTTTGAAT